CTGCAAAAACCTTGTTCACTGGTGAGTGAACATAGTGAACATAGTGAACACTGATAGTTTTTATAAGCATCTATGCAATCTTATCTAATCTGAATAATGTCTGACATTATTTTGCTGTGCCTCGCCATCTGTGGAACTGGCATCACCCCTCACGCCGCGCCCACGACCCTCCCCATGCCTCTGCACGCACGCACCAACCCCGCCCACTCGCCAGCCTCGCCTACCTGAATGACACCAGTTCCCGACAAAAAAATACCCGCATTTCTGCGGGCAATAAAAAACCCCGCCGAAGCGGGGCTTGGACTGCTAACTACTTAGACGCCTTCGAACTCGTCAATGGCATCAATTAGGAAAGCTACTAGCTCGGCGTATTGTTCACGCTTACCCTCGAGCGCCTCACGCAAACCCTGCGCTACTTCAGAGATATCGCTATCCTTCACAATGGTAAGCCTGACAACTGCGGCACTCTCGGCACTCTTGCTAGTCTTTGCGCCTGACTTCTTGCGGTTAGGGTTATGGCTAAAGTCTGAACCTGTATTGCAAGCCTTGCGGAAAGTACTACAAAGGTTTTCTAGGGTTTTGTCCGCATAGAACTTTTCCGCTACTGACACAAAGCCCGCCATAATCACGCAGTCCGATTTCATTGTGCCTACTTTAATCTTAGACTTAGCACAATACTTATGCAGAGCGCTAGCACTTTCGTTCGCCTTAGCTGTGAAGCTATCGCCTTGGGCTTTGAAGCTAGCGGTATCCTTGGCGGTTTGCACTGCGTTAAATGCGGGGGCTTTCTTTACTGCTGAAGTTTGCTTCGTTGTCATGATGTATATCCTTTAGGTTTAATCGGCTTTGCGTGATTGCCTAACCGACAACTGAATTATAACCTTGATACATCATTGTCACAATGGTTTCGCCAGTAATGTCTGACATTACCAAAGGGGCATGGCTTGGCGATTTCCATTCGGGTACTGGAGCGACCCCCACCCCCCAGATCTGGCTAGATGGGACCCGCTGGCACTACGTGCTGTGTTTCGCACATCAGATACCACTCATTTGAAAACTCACCAAATAAGTCTTAGTACCCCCCACCCCCACTTAATTTTTACCCTAAGTTTAACTTTTACTTTCATAGCAATACCCCCCGTAGTGTTTTTATTTATCAAATGGGGGGAGGGGTATATAATTTTTTCGTGGGGGTACGGGGGTTAGCGCCCTGTATGGCATGGAACTATGGGTACCTTGGCAGGCACCTGCACTCTTCGCCAATCCGATTTCATTCTGGGCTTTGCCCAGATACTCTGCTTTATGAGGCCCCACTATTTATTTTTTGTAAGTTCCGGTATACTCAGCGCATTGGAGCCACAAACCGCTACCAGAGATACTTACATCCATGCCAATCGTAGTCACACCTGAATCGGGCATACCCTTACCTTTCGACACTACGCCGGAAGAAATTGAGCAATTTAGGGAACGTGCTAAAGCCGCAGTCGAAACAATCAAAGAGTTGATTGAAATGGGTGGCGAGGTAGAAGTGGACGACGATGACCGGCGCAATGCTCGGCACGCTGTTGGCAGTAACAGTATCAAAATCACTGAACAAAATGCAGGTACCCTAGTACATCTAGAGGCTATCCTGAGTGAATACGACCGGGACTTATTGAATAGTGCTACCCGTCTTCGTTCTTATGTAACTAACAAACTGCTTATCGAGACTGTCGATGAAGACCCAAAGGTGCGTCTTAAGGCACTTGAACTCCTAGGAAAGACTGCTGGGGTTGGGTTATTTAGTGAGCGCTTAGAGGTCAATGTGACCCACCGCACTATCGACCAGATTGACAACGAGCTTGAGAGCTTGCTCGAGAAGTACATGGGACCCGTTCAACTTGTAGAGACTCAGACTGAGAAAGAGTTAGAAAGTCTGCTGCACTTGGATGATGAGGACCTAGGGTTTGCTACTAAAGAGCAGAAAGACGGGGTAAGCGATGCTCAACCCTGAGCGCCTAGAACAGATCAAAGCTAACAAACATCTCCTACCGCCTGAGATTAGGGCTAAGTTAGGTGAGTTAATTGCTGCGCGTGAAGAGCTGACGGTTACTGCTCAGGCGCGAGATAGTTTCATGACGTACACAAACTACGTTTGGCCTAACTTTATTCATGGTGCGCACCACAAGAAAATGGCTGCTGCGTTTGAGAGGGTGGCTCGCGGTGAGTGTAAGCGGCTAATTATTAACATGCCGCCTCGCCATACGAAGTCTGAGTTTGCGTCTTACCTACTACCGGCTTGGTTCCTAGGTAAATTCCCAGATAAGAAAGTCATTCAGACTAGCCACACGGCTGAGCTGGCAGTGGGTTTTGGTCGAAAAGTGCGTAACTTGGTAGACAGCGATGTTTATAAAGACATTTTTCCCGACGTGGCCCTACAAAGCGATTCTAAAGCTGCGGGTCGCTGGGCGACGAACAAGGGTGGAGACTATTTTGCTATTGGTGTGGGTGGCGCTGTTACAGGTAAGGGCGCTGATTTGCTCATTATTGACGACCCACACTCAGAACAAGAGGCAACCATAGCGGAAACGAGTCCAGAGGTGTACGACAAGACCCACGAATGGTACACATCAGGCCCTCGTCAACGTCTGCAGCCGGGTGGAGCCATCGTTATTGTGATGACACGCTGGTCAAAGAAGGACTTAACGGGTCAGGTACTCAAGTCAGCAGCCCAGAGAAGCGGTGAGGAGTGGGAAGTTATTGAATTTCCAGCACTTTTACCCTCTGGACGCCCACTTTGGCCTGAGTTTTGGTCACTAAAAGAGCTAGAAGCGCTTAAATCCGAACTTCCGAACGGGAAGTGGATGGCGCAATACATGCAGCAGCCCACAAGTGACGTCTCTGCGATCATAAAGCGGGAATGGTGGAAGATTTGGGAGTATGAGGACCCTCCATACTGCGAGTTTTTGATTCAATCATGGGATACGGCGTTCTTAAAGACGGAGCGTAGTGACTACTCAGCCTGCACGACGTGGGGTGTGTTCTACCAGCCCGACGATACGGGGACAAACCAAGCGAATATCATCCTGCTCAATGCGTTTAAGCAGCGTATGGAGTTCCCGGAGTTAAAGAAACGAGCGTTTGAAGAATATAAAGAGTGGGACCCAGATGCGCTGATTATTGAGGCTAAAGCGTCGGGTGCGCCGCTGGTATTTGAGCTGCGAGCTATGGGTATACCTGTGCAGGAGTACGTGCCCAGTCGTGGTAACGATAAAATTGCCAGATTAAACTCAGTTGCTGATATATTTGCATCGGGACACGTTTGGGTGCCTAATACTCATTGGGCGGAAGAATTGGTTGAAGAGGTCGCGTCGTTTCCTTCAGGTGAGCATGATGACTTGGTGGACTCGACCTCACAGGCATTGATGCGTTTTCGTAGGGGTGGGTTCATCCGGTTAGCTAGCGATGAGCCAGAAGAGATTCGTGAGTTTCGTCGCAGAAAAGCTGCGTACTATTAAGGACATATTATGGCTATTGAAAAAAGTTTGGCGCAAGCACCGGGTGGGCTGGGTAGTTTGATGCAGGAAGGCCCGGAGCTGGAGATCGAGATTGAGAATCCCGAGGCTGTGCGTATTGGCGTGGACGGCGAGCCGCTGCTAGAGATAGAGATCGGTGAAGACGAGGACGAGTTTAACGCTAACCTCGCTGAAGAGATAAGCGAGACTGAGTTGCAGAGTTTGGCAAGCGAACTGACAAGTGACTATGATGATGACATCGCTAGTCGCAAAGATTGGATGCAGACATATGTTGACGGTCTTGAGTTGTTAGGGCTTAAGATCGAAGAGCGTATGGAGCCTTGGCCCGGCGCATGCGGTGTGTACCACCCGCTGCTTGCAGAAGCACTCGTAAAATTCCAAGCAGAAACTATGATGGCGACATTTCCTGCCGCTGGTCCTGTGAAGACACAGATTATTGGTAAAGAGACGCCAGCTAAGAAAGAAGCCGCGACGCGTGTCCAAGAAGATATGAACTACCAACTCATGGACGTGATGAAAGAGTATCGTCCTGAGCATGAGCGCATGTTATGGGGCTTGGGCCTTGCAGGTAATGCGTTTAAGAAGGTGTACTACGACCCGAGTATTGAGCGTCAAGTATCTCTGTTTGTGCCTGCCGAAGATATCGTGGTGCCATACGGCGCATCTAACATTGAGTCTGCAGAGCGTGTGACACACGTCATGCGTAAGACTGAGAATGAACTTCGTAAATTGCAGGTAGCAGGGTTCTACCGAGACGTTGATTTGGGTGAACCGGACAATGTGTTAGACGAAGTTGAGAAGAAGATTGCCGAGAAGTTAGGGTTCCGTGCGACTAGTGATGCGCGATACAAGCTACTTGAAATGCAGGTTAACCTTGACCTAAGGGGATACGAGCATGAAGAAGAGGGCGAGTCTACAGGAATTGCGCTACCTTACATCGTCACAATCGAAAAGGGAAGCAACACAATCCTCGCCATTCGACGCAACTGGGAACCAGACGATGACACATACCAGAAGCGACAGCATCTCGTTCACTACGGCTATGTTCCTGGTTTTGGCTTCTACTATTTCGGGCTTATTCATCTTGTTGGTGCTTTTGCTAAGTCTGGCACTTCTCTTATACGTCAGCTTGTTGATGCTGGTACCTTATCTAATTTACCGGGCGGTTTTAAGACTCGTGGTATGCGTATCAAGGGCGATGACACGCCGATAGCGCCGGGTGAATTCCGTGACGCAGATGTACCAAGTGGTGTACTGAAAGACAACCTGATGACCCTGCCATACAAGGAACCTTCACAGGTTCTGTTGGGGCTAATGAATCAGATTATCGAAGAAGGTCGTCGCTTTGCTAACACTGCTGATCTACAGATCAGTGATATGTCGTCACAGGCTCCTGTAGGTACAACACTTGCAATCTTAGAGCGTACGTTAAAAGTGATGAGCGCAGTTCAAGCGCGTATTCACTACTCTATGAAGCAAGAGCTTGGCTTACTGAAAAAGATCATCGCTGACTACACACCTGATGACTATAGCTACGAGCCAGATGAAGGTAGCCGCAAGGCTAAGCGTGGTGACTACTCTAATGTAGATGTGATTCCTGTTAGCGATCCAAACGCCAGCACAATGGCGCAGAAGATTGTTCAGTATCAAGCTGTGTTGCAGTTAGCTATGCAAGCGCCCCAGATGTACAACATGCCTCTACTACATCGTCAGATGTTAGATGTGTTGGGTATTAAAGACGCTAGTAAGTTAATTCCAATGGAAGACG